TCATAATCACCAGTTTCTAAGTTTTTATATGTTCTGTCTTTATCAGACATATCCGGAACCATATTTTCGATATCATCAATTATTGGTTTATCGTCTTTTCTAGGAACCATTGTTTGTTTTTTACCAGTAGATTTCGGTACCATGTTACCGTCTTTATCTGCAACTTCATAATCCTTAAGATCTTTTCTAGTTTCTGTCTTAGTTGATTTTTCTAAATCTTTTGGTTTTTTATATTTAGATTTGTGTTTTGTTGACATAATTTTTCCATTTATTTATAATAAATATTAGTATGTGTATTTATCATATTATTTTATACTTATCGTTGATATCTTACCATTCCTAGTATTTGGTTGACTGGGGCAAATGAGCCGGTTAATTTATATGTATTGCCTCTGTATACAAATACAATTCCTTCGAGTGGTACAATTGCATCAAAACCGCCGAGACGTTGTATACGCCCTAATTCTCGCTGTAAAGCACTTAACTGTGATGCATCATCGGTTTGTTTAAGAATTCGAATTGTATTTGCCAATTCTTTTCGTACATCTTGTACTGCCTTATTTGGATTCAGTGCTAAAAACTCAGATGCATTTTTCAAAACAATTGCTCCCAATTTTAAGAATATAGTTTCAAACGGTTGAATATTTTGTTTTTGATATTGTTTAAAATCTTTTTTATCAAATTCCGTTATCCAATTTGCAAATTCTTCATTATCCACAGATTTAACAACATTATTTATTCTTGTAGACTTATCTCCAAAAGCCCAGCGATTTACTAGTATATCCAATACAGAATCTGTAATATTATAATTTAATTGTGCTGCTTTTGTTTTAATAACATCTGCCCACCATGCTTTATGATATTCGGAAACTAAATCGGTTTCTTTTAATCTATACTTGTTTCGAAGTTGATCTACTTCTTTATATAAAGCATCCTGATAATCTTCAAAATTATCTATTTGACCAATTTTTATTTTTTGTGGAGGTATGATTTTAAATGTATTTTGAAGATGAGCATTTGCATCTTGAATCGCTCGTTGTAATATAGCGCCACCTGGCATATCTGTCATTACAACATTGCCTTTTTCATCATATTCAACTAAATTATGAAACTGCAGGAACGCATCTTCATATGCAATTATATTTTTTGTTTGAGGATATATAATTTCCATGTTTGCAAATACACGACCATTTTTAAATATAGCGGTTAATTGTTCCGTACTTAATTTTGTTAACGCTGCATTTAAATCATTCCCAGCTTCACCAAAAGCATCTGATAATGCGCCGCGGCCGCCGAATTTTTCTTGAAGTTCGGTCACTGATAATGGATTAATTCGTTCTCCTTTATTTCTAGCAAATCCTACTTCTCCATTTTTATATGTTACGAATATATTTTGACCATCTGTTTTCTCAGTAACTGCTTGTTCGATATCTAAACGACCACCTAATGATCTAGCAATCATTTCTTTCATATCGTTAAAAGTTAATCCGTGTGTATCATATGGGTGATTCATATGTCCGCCTAAACCTCCTTCGGTAAGAAGATCTGTATACTTATTATAGTTTTCATTGATTTTTGATTCTGATAATTTAACTCCATATGTAGTTTTTTCATATTCATCAAAATCATATACGAATTCTTTTCCAGGATTATCTTTAAGAAACTTTTTTAATTTAGCAATTTTCTTTTGATGTTTGTCTGCCGTTTTAGCATCCATATACCCTTCAATTACAGCATCAATATCTTCTTGTAATTTAGATATCCACCATTCTTTTGTTAGTGCGTGTTCTTGAGTACCATTTAATATTTGGAATATGTTTTTCACAATTGCATCTGAATACTGTGGATAACTTTGTTTGAAGTTATTATAATCAGATAAATTAGCTCGGGTACGAGATGCTGATATTGGTTCGCCGTCCGCAGTTGTTAATGGATCAATATCTACCATTAATTCCGTAGCATCGATTCCCGCAGGTATCTTTCTTCCTGATCTATCGCCAACTGTTTTATATTTGTCTACATTTGGTACGAAATCTTTAACTCGAACATAATCTGAATCTTTATTAGATGCTGCTAATGCATATGTTCCGGTGTCGACATCTGGTAATGCAAATAAAAATTCATATGCAGCCATTAATGGCGAATTAAATTCAGTTGGTTGAAATTCAATTTTAGAATCAGAATTTAATAATTCAAATATCTGCCGACTATCATCCCGAGTTACACCATCTCTAGTTTTTGGTCCACATAACATAATTACACGTTTTACTTGTGGATTATTAGCATATCTCTGAGCTAATTGCATATGAGCGCCGGTAATTGGTTTAAAGCCGCCCGGGAAAAGTACTGTTACATTATTCATTAATTATCCATTTATTAATAAATATTGTATACGCTAAATACAGCGTAGTTAAGGCACAGGCGGTAAAGGCACAGGTTCTGCAGGGGGCGCCGTAGCTGATCCAACTATTCTAGATGTTCGAAACACAAAGTTTTTTAGTTTAATAGTTCCAGTAGCACCAGTAGTATTAGATACTGATAATGTAGTATGTACCAAAACATAATATCCTTGTCGATCGGTGAAGGCAGTAGTAGCAATATTACTATTATTAGCTCCAGATTTTAATGTTGTTGGGGGTGCAAAATCAATTGATGCGGGACCACCTAATGCAGATTGCGAATCAAATAATCCATATTTTGATGGCGTTCCTGAATATGAACCTGTAATCGAATTTGCTATAAATGAGTGTAGATAAAATATTTTATTTCCTGCAGTAGCATCAGTACGATCAATTTCATATGTATATGATAACTGCATTCTTGTTTCACCCGGTAATATAAACATATGGAAACTAGGTCCAGCAACTGCAGAACCGGTTGTTGTTGTTGGCGTACCATTATCTGGTAATGTCGCTATACTAACAGAATATTCAGTATCATCAAAATAAACTACTCGACCAACATTTACACCATCGATAAATTCTGAATTACTATCAAATAAAATATCACTTCCATTAACGGCAATAAATGATGATGCAGTAACGTTACCATCTGCTGTTAAATGAAATCCACTTGAAGAAATTTCTAAGTTTCCACCAGATCCCGATATAAATTGTGTTGCAGAATCACCTAGAAAAAATGTTTTTGTATGAACATCTAGTTCAGAATCAGCAGTAGAATATCGAAAATAATTATCGGTATCTGCATATAATTCTAATCCAACGCCACTATATGGTACACCACCTTTAGTATTTTGTCCTTGCAACGCAGATCCAGACCACAATAAAAATCCAGGATTACCAGTTTCAAATCCATCATATCCCAATGACCGTACAAACCCAGTGTTTTTATACCCGCTAGTTGCAACACCACTATTCAATGAATCTGCTACATATAATGATCCAGTTAACATTGAATAATCGCCATCAATGTATCGATTTCCGCCTTGCCATGTATTATCATAATTATAACTAATTAATTTGCTACGTACTCCAGCAACGTTATAATATTCAATCTTAAAAGCTAATTGGTTTGCAGATTTATGTTTTGTAGGTACTTCTGTTCTAATTCTAGTATAATTAGGAGTATATCCAGGATCATTGTCTGTAGTTGTTCGTATGTCTGATAATTGCCATTGTCCGGCATTGATTACGAATATTAATACCCCATTACCTGATTTATCTGCTTTAAAATTTATTTCATAATCATCAATTCGTGAACTATTTGCGTTAACAGTAAGTTCGCCAATTCGTTTACCTAAATTAACTGGCAATTCTTGATTATAATAATCTGTTACATTATAATTAAAAGCAGATCCGGAAGCATATACATATATTTCAGGATTGTTATTCGAACTCGTATTAGATTTTTGTGCATAAGCATCAAATATTATTTTATATTGTGAATCTTGTATAAACTCTCCAGCAAACGAATCGTTTATTTGAAAAACATGAACTGAGTTTTTATTTGTAATATCAACTGAACTAGATATTAACACTGCATTACTTATAGATTCTGTGGTGTATGTTAATGTAGGTGCAGTTACTTCAGTTTTACCTAAATATGTATGACCTTCCCAATAGGTATCAATGATACTTTGTGATGTAAATAATCCAATACTAGTATATGGATCAACCGAACTTGTGCTAGGAATGAATATTTCTGTTTCTGATAATTCGATATCATTTGTTAATTCCCAAGTTCCAACGGTTCCTTTTCCAGATGCATATACTTTAATTCTGGAAACATCCCCGGTTGCTGGTTCTAGTCCTTTTATTTCAAGTAATGCAAATGATTCTGAATTTTGTGTAGGAACATATGTCGGTGTTTCTTCGTAATCAATTGTATATGATGATGGAGAAAATGCAGTATAAGTATGTTGAGATAAACTCTGACTACTATATCCAATATAAGGTGTATTTAATATTGCAGTCTGATCTGATAATATTTTTTTTATTGTAGTTGTATAAGTTGTATTGCTTATATTATATAATGGTGTGGGAGATAAATTTTGTGGAGATGTAACAGTCAATGTTCCCCCAACCATATCTGATATAAATTTACCTCCGTTTAATATAGCAATCGGTGTTTTATTTTGATATTGATATTCAATAGTACCAGTTGAATATTGTGGAAATTGACTTATTGAATAACTACGATCCAATTGAACTCCTACTTGTTCGCGTATAACAATTGTAGGATTTTGTTCAAATATAATTTCTGAAACGTTTGGTTCGATTGGGTTTACTGGTATTGTTCTAGTCCAACGTAAATTAAATTTATTTTGCCATTCAATTGGTACATTAACTGCTTCTCCTACAATGATTATTGTAGCATCACCCGGAGAAGTATCTTCGTAAATATATATAGAAACTACTCTAGACTTATCTTCATCAATATAACTAATTATTTCTGCGTATATAGGATCGCCGTTATAATCTAATACTTCAACTTTAACTGCAGATCCGACTTTTAACGCATTTGTATTTCCACGAAGTTTAATTAGATTTTTACCAGCTGTTAATCGCGTAGGAAATTCGGATATATCAAAATAATCCGGAGATAATGCAGAATTGTCTTGTATGTATACAGGAACTTCTTCTAAATTTTGCCTAACCGCGGTTTTTCTTTTCATATGTATAATATCTATTTATTATAAATATCATACATGAATAATCTGGCTGAATTTATCAATCTTATTAACTTCTAACAAGTTATCTACCATATCACGCATTGAATCAACATGTGAAATAATAATAGAAAAATCAAACTTAGTTCTAAGATATTCAAACAGATTAACTACCGATGAAATATGTTCTGAGTCTAATGATCCCCAGCCTTCATCAATTGCGATAAAATTAGGACGCGGTAATGCTGATACATTGATTAAGCCAATTCGTATTGCCAATGATGAAATAAATCTTTCCATTCCAGATGTTAATTCTAACGGCCACATATTATCTTCATCATACACAATATATCCGTTAATATTTTTTCCATCTGTTTGTAAAATAATATTAAAATCTACAATCTGATCCAAAACATTATTAATTTCAGATTCAATTTTAGGTAAAGCTTTTGCTACTAAATCATATGGAACGCCGTTTCTTTTTACTGATTGTAAATAATATTCATATGCACGATATTCTGTTTCTATACGTTTATATGTTTCTAACTGCAAAATAGCGTTAGATTTCTTAGTTTTAGCAACTTCAATTTCACCATGTTTCTTTTTTATGTTTTTTAATAAAACTTTTAATTCAAGGTCAATTTTAGTAATTTGCTCTTTAATAGTTTGTATCTCAGATTCGATTATGATATTTTTTTCAATTGCAGATTTATTTTTAAAAAAATGTTCTTGTCGTTCCTGGTTGGTTTCTAGTTCCGATTCTTTAGTTTGTAAATCACTCTCTATGACTCGTAACTCTAATTCTACTCGTTCTAATTTAGGAACATCAAATGTGTTAATTTTAACATGTAAGTCATTGTATTCAGTTAATTGTGTTTCATATTGTAGATGTGATTTTATTTTATTTTGCAATTCTATTTGTTCATGTTTTAATTGTTTTAATACTTTATAATCTTCGTTAATTGTATTCTTGGCTTTTGTCGCATTTTGAACGAATACGTTAGATGTACAGTATTGGCAATCCGGGTCATATTCGTGATCGGATAAATGATTAATTTGTTTCTGCTTGCCATCAATTATTCCTTGTGTTGTTTGTATTTCGGCGTTTAATTTAAGTTCTTGTTGTTTTAAGTTTTGTAGCGTATCAAATTTTTCTTGAATTGTTTTTATATCATATAATTTCAATTTCTTTTTATTTTCTGATATAGTTTTTGAAAATGTTTCAATAAATAGTTCTTTTTCTGATGCATCAGTTTGAAGTTGTTCGATATCTTCTATTAATTGCGTTTCTTCTTGTGTTAAAGATTTTATATCTGGTCCACTATACGTTGTTGCTTGTTTCGATTCAATTAATTCTAATATTTTATCTTGAAGTTTAGATCTAGATGCATTTTGAATCGATTCTGAGGCTTCACATTCAATAATGTAATCTTTATTTGCATTGATAATCGATTCAGCCGAAGTTATAATTTCCGCGAAATCTGTCTTTTTATATTCTTTTAATTTACCAGAAGTTTCTTTGATATCTTCCGCAGCTAACTGGTAAAGTTGTTCGAATACAGTAATATCTAAAAACTGCGACAGTAAATCTTTTCGTTCTCGTTGCGATTTATTAATAAAGTTATTGCTGTCATTTTGTAATGAAAATGCTGTTAATATAAAATCATCATATGTACCTAGATATTTTCTAATATTCTTGTTAGTTTCACTTCGTTCTTCTCCATTTAGATTTTCTGAATCAGAATAAAAATTAACATTAACCTTAACATGGCCAGATTTTTGTGTTATTCCTTCTCTTTCAATAGTATATACCGTATTATTGATTTGAAATTTAAATATTCCTTTAAAAGTTGAACATTTATTGTTTAACACTTCTTTTGCTTTTCCAGTTTTACTACATTTGTCAAAGATAGTATATGTTATCGCATCTAATAATGATGACTTACCAGACGTATTTGGAGCAAATAATCCAGTTACATCTGTTATTTTACCGAAATCAATCTCATTGCCAGATCCATATGAAAACATATTTTCGAACTCAAATGATATTGGTGTCCACATAACGTGTCGAACTTGATCGAGTATAGGCAATTTAGAATTTATTATGCGATTGATATGTCGAATTGCATCTAACTCTTCTGCAGTAGCTTGTGGATAATTATTTTCTACAAAATCAGTAATTAAGTTGTTTTGATATTCAACATCACGAACATTGCCTATTGTAATACCAGTAGTATTATTTGCTATGTTATTAGTATTAGTTCTTTGTATTGATATGTCTTGAACTGAATATTTGGAACGAAGTGTAGTTATAAATTTCTTCATATCCGCCGCATCTGTGTTTTCAAATTTGATACGTACACGAGGTTTACTAGGAATTCTTGGTGGATGTTTAACAAGAGTTGTACCATTCACTTCAAATGTAACATAGCCATAATCGTTTTCAATTTGAATGAAATCTGATGTGCATGTTTCTACGTCCCAAACTAAAATACCATGATCTAATGCTTCTCCATGGTTCTGTTGTATGAGTGATCCAGGATATGCAATTGTTTTCTTAGAATTTAAAAATTGAGCTGGTTTATGAATATCTCCTAGCAAAGTCATGTCGTGTCCAGCAAATAAATCAGTAGTTACATGCTCATTAGATATCTCATAACCAATATCTGTTTTAGCTGAATGTACAGCGCCGTGGTGTAGTGCAATTTTTCGATACTCAGAATTGAAACTGTTCGCATTAATATAATGTTTTGGTTCTATATCAACAGCCATATG